CGCGAAGGCCGCCCCGCCACCCGCGCCGAGGTCCGCGAAAGCATCGCCACCGGCCTGCCGGCGCTCGAGGCGGCGTGCCGCGCCGATCCGGATCCGGCGGCGGCTTTCGCCGCGCTCGGCCGCCAGCTCACCCTCGCCAATGCGCTCTTACCGGCCGAATGAACCAGGAAAGGATCGAGCGCCATGGAACAGGACTGGATGCGGGAACTGGTCGCCGTCGCGCGCGAACGCATGGCTCACGCGCGAGACCATGGTGACGAAATGCTGGCTCTGTTCGACGCGATCACGATCCCGCTGATGGCGCTGGTCGAAACGGTGGAGGAGCACGGCCGGTCGATCGTCGATGAGCTCGCCGGAAACCGCTTTGAATTGACCGAGAAGGGTAAGGCCATGGCCGAACATCTCGGCGAGGATAGTTAGAAAAAGTCCCGGCGCGGCGATGAGCGGTCATAGCCTTCCCGTTCCATGCAGCTGTCCACGCGATCGAAATAGGCCTGGTCACGGTCAGCTGTCGTCTTCAGGCTCAGCGCATGCTGTTCGACCATCGCGCTCGCCCAGTCCGCGCATTTATGCAGATCGGCGGCTTCGGCCTGCTTTTTGGCTTCCTGCGACTGGCAGGCGGGGAGCAGCAGCAGTGCCAGCAGGAATAACGGCCGGGAGTTCATCGTCGCGGTCTTTCAGGGTCAAAGGCCGGTCGCCTGCCGCCATGCGCCGCGCGGCGCAACCCCGCACTTCTACCCTCAGGATTGTCCCCGATCGGCGATGGTGATATTCCCGCCCGTCATGACGACCAGCCGCGAGCGCCCAGGGCGGTGCGAGCGGGCCGGCCGGTCAGGACAGGGCAACGGTGGGGCGGCGCCAGCGCCGAACGTAAACCCGGCCGACGTGGTTCGGCCGCCATGCCCGCGCTCACGCTAGCCCATCCCCAGCCCCGCACGCCGTTCGTTCCCGGCATGGTCGTGCGCCGCGAGGCCGCCCAGACCGCTTCCGATCCCTTCCTGTTCACCATGGCGACCGACACGGTCGACCGGATGGGCGACATCGTCGATATCGGCGGCATCGACCTGGCCGGGTTCAGCCAGAATCCGATCGCGCTGTGGAACCACGACCCCGATTCCCCGATCGGCAGCTGGTCGGGCCTCGTCAGGAAGGGCGGCGCGCTCACCGGCAAGCTCGAGCTCGCCCCCGAGGGCACGAGTTCGCTGATCGACCGGATCCGCAAGCTGATCGAGCTGCGCATCATCCGCGCCGTGTCGATCGGCTTCCGCGCATTGAAGGCGCTGCCGATCGAGACCGACGGCCGCTTCTCCGGCTTCCGCTTCACCGAGAGCGAGCTGCTCGAGGCCTCGGTCGTCTCGATCCCGGCCAATCCGGAGGCTCTCCGAATCAAGGGCGTGCGGGGCAACCCGCTCGACCACACCATCTTCGCTGCCCTCGGGGCGATGCCCGATCCCGGTGCGATCGGCGCCCCGAAGCAGCGCGACCAGCGGGGCCAACCGCCCCCTCCCACCAAACCCCGATCAGGAGTGGGAACCATGCCCCGAACCATTGCAGAGAAGATCGTAGACCATCAGCAGCGCGTCGCCGCGATCGACGACCAGGTCGCCACCATCACCCAGGCCGCGGCCAACGACGCCGACCGCGACTTTACCGCCGACGAGGACGAGCAGATCGCCACGCTCGTCGAGGAGAAGAAACGGGTCATCCGGTCGATCGACACCTTGACCGACATGGAAGCGTCGATGGCGCTGAGGGCGAGGCCGATGGGCGACGTCCTGCAGCTTCGCGTCCCCGCGCAGGCCGCCCAGCGAGCCATAGCCGGCGAATGGATCGGCAAGATGGCCGCCATCGCGGCGCTCGCGCATCTCCAGCGCCGCAACCCGGTCGACATCATCGCCGAACGCTATCGCGATGACGAGCGGATCAAGGACGTCTGGGATTATACGCGGAAGACCGCGGCCGGGATCGCCGACACCACGACCCCCGGCTGGGCCAAGGAGCTGATCCGCCAGGACGTCGCCGCCTTTCTCGACGACCTGGTTAATGTCTCGGTGTTCGCCGCCCTGCGCGCGCGTCCCTCGAGTTTCAACGTGACCTTCGACGGCGCCGGGTCGGTCAGCATCCCGATGCGAACCGGCAAGGGCAATCTCGCCGGCGCCTGGGTCGGCGAGGCCGGCGTCATCCCGGTGCTGCAGGGCTCGGTCGGCGCGGTCACCCTGTCGCCGACCAAGCTCGCCGGGATCACCACCTTCTCGAAAGAGCTGATGAACGCGACCAACGACCAGATCGAGACGGTTCTGAGGAACGGCGTCCGCGAGGACACCGCCGACATGCTCGACCACAGCCTCTTGAGCAACCAGGCCGCGCGGGCCGGGGTGCGACCGGCCGGGCTGCTCAACGGCGTGACGCCGGTCGCGAGCACCGGCAACGATCCGCAGGAGATCCTCGACGACATCGCCGCGGCGGTCGGACCGATCATTGCCGCCGGCGGCGGGCGCGACATCGTCCTGATCATGAACCCGATGCACGTGCTCAGGATCGGCACTGCGCTGACCCTCAACGGAACGCGCGCCTTCCCGGAGATCGACCAGGGCCGCATCGGCAACTATCCGGTGATCGCCAGCCTCAACGTGCCGGTGGGCACGATGGTCGCGCTCGACTGCGCCGCCTTCGCGAGCGCCGCCGGGGCGCCCGACTACATGGTCAGCGAGGAGGCGACCCTGACGATGGCCAACGCCGACGCCACCGCGCCGACCCAGTCGGTCAAGGCCGACGGGACGCTCGACGTCGCCACCGAGGTCGGCCCGGATCTCGGCATTGCCGTGAAGGGCGGGCCGAGCGGGGCCGGCACCGCCGGCGCGGTCGCCATGTCGATGTTCCAGCAATGGAGCCTCGCGCTCAGGCTTGTGCTGCCGGTCAGCTGGGCGATGCGCCGGGCGGGCATGGTGGGCGCGGTCACCGGCATCGTCCCGTAGGGAATGAACGCGGCGCCGCCACCACCCCCAGGCGGCGTCGTGGGGCGGGCGACCCCATTGCCCGCCCCGAACGTCGAGGAGACGAGCGATGGCGACGGTGATCTGGATGCTCCGCCGGGTCGAGGCGTGCAGAGGCCGGCTCGGCTGGCAGAAGGTCGATGACGCGATCGCCGAACGGCTGGTGAAGAAAGGCGACGCGCTGCCGCGCAATGCGCGCAAGCTCGAGGCTCCCGACCGCAGCTGGCCGGCAAGCCTCCGGGACAAGCTCGCCGGCGGCCAGGCCGGCGCCGATCCCGATGACGGGCCCGGATCCGACCCGGACGGCGGCAAGGAAGATGCGAAGCCGAAGCGCGGCAAATTGCGCGGCGCCGGCGGCAAGGGCGAATAGGCGATGGCGCGGGGGATGCTGGCGCGGCTGCGCGCCTTCCTCGTCAGGGCGATGGCGCCTGGCCCGGCCGGGCCGATCAACTGGACGGCGAACGGCGGGATCCCGACCGGCTGGCCGGCCAATTTCTGGCAACGCAACTTCATCCCCTACCAGGGCGGCGAATCTGCCACCGTCAACGCCTGCGTCAACGCCTATGCGCAGACCGTCGCGCAGCTGCCCGGTACCCATTACCGCACGACCCCGAGCGGCGGCCAGGAGCCGATCACGACGAGCGCGCTGTCGCGGATCCTGCGCAGTCCGAACGCCTACCAGACGCGGTCGGATTTCATGCTCAATCTCGTCACCGAGCTGCTCTTCACCGGCAACGCCTATGCGCTGGCGCTGCGCAATTCGCGCCAGGAGGTCGACAGCCTCCACCCGATCACGAGCCGCGGCACCCAGCCGCTGGTCGATCCGGAGAGCGGCGCGATCTTCTACGGCCTCGCCGAGAATGTGCTCGCCGGCCAGATCGACTATGCGGTGCCGGCGCGCGACGTGCTCCATATCCGCTGCCGGACGAGGCCCGGCTATCCGCTCGAGGGGATCACTCCGCTCAGGTGGGCGGCGATGGCGCAGGCGGCCAACGTCGCGATCTCCGCGACCCAGGCGACCTTCTTCGCCAACGCCAGTCAGCCGTCCGGATTCCTGTCGACCAAGGAGGCGCTGACAGGCAACCAGCTGACCGAATTGCGCGCGGCCTGGGCGAACCGGGCGGCCGGGATCGCGCAAGGGGAAGTGCCGATCCTCGGCGGGGGCATGGAATTCCAGGCGATGGGGATCACCAGCCAGGACGCCCAGCTGGTCGCGGCCTTCGGAATGACCGTCGCTGACATCGCCCGCGCCTACGGGGTGCCGCTGCCGATCATCGGCGACCTCAGCAACGCGACCTTCAACAACACCGAGCAGCTGCTCGCCTTCTGGCTGTCGACCGGCCTCGGCTTCTATGTCGAGCATCTCGAGATCGCCTTCGACAAATTCTTCGCGCTGCCGGCCGACCAGTTCACCGAGCTCGACACCGACACCCTGCTGCGCACCGCCTTCAAGGACCGGATCGACGGGCTGACCAAGGGGATTATCGGCGGGCTCTATTCGCCCGACGAGGCGCGGGCGAAGGAAGGCTTGCCGATGGCGCCGGGCGGGTTCGGCGAGGAGCCGCGCCTGCAGGCCCAGGTGGTCCCGCTGAGCGCCGCCGGCGCGGTCCCGGCGCCGAGCGCACCGCCCGCGCCGGTCGATCCCGTGCCGACGACCGCCGAGCCGTCGGCCAACGACAACCCGCCGACACCCGACGAGGCCACGCAAAATAGAGCCTGGGTCCGGGAGCGGCTGGCGAGGGCGGCAAATCATGGATGGTGATCAAGCGATCAAGATCATGACCGAGGCCACCGCCGAAGCATTGGAGGAGCAGGGCCACGCTGTTCGGCAGGCGCTCGAGGATGCAAAGGCTCTGCTGATCGCGCGTATTGCCGAGCTCGAAACTCGGCTGGCAGAGCTCGCTGCCGCGCGCGGTGCGGATGCCGATTTCGCCGCTGCCGAGCGCCGCGCGCTCGAAGACCATCTGGCGGCGGCTGAGGCGACGACCGCGATGCTGGTCGACGTGAAGCTATCCAAAGCCATCAGCGAGCTCCCCGCGCCGCGTGACGGACAGGACGGGACCGACCGCATCCTGGCCCTGCCGCGCACGGTGCGGGAAGACGAGGCCTGCGAGCATAACGCGATCGTCCACCACCGGTTCGGGCTGTGGCAGGCGGTGCGCGCGACCAGCGGCGATCCCGACACGGATCCGGCCGGGTGGAAATGCCTCGTCCCCGGCGTCGCCGGGATCGAGACGCGCGAGGATTATGCGCGCCGCGAGATGATCGCCGGTTTCCGCATGTCGGACGGGCGGCTGCACGAATGCCGCTGGCGGATGCCGGCGACCTACCTGCCGCACGATTATCGGCAGCGCGGCTGGGGCGTGATCGCCGGCGACATCCTCCGCGACGGCGACCATGACCATGTCGCCCTGGTCGACAACCCGGCGCCGCCCGCCGGCGAGAATAGCGACCAGTGGCAGAAGCTGCAGGTGATCGGCCGGCGCGGGCGTCCGGGCGAGAGCGTGAAGGGCGAGCCGGGGCCTCCCGGGCCGGGGCTCGAGGGGCTCGCGATCGTCCGCGATCCCGCCAGCGACCGGCTCGCGATCCTGCCCGAATATGCCGACAAGCGTATCCCGGCGGTGCCGATCGCGATCGACCTGATGACCGAGCCCTTGGCCCAGGGCCGCGCCGCGATCGTCGGCTTTGCGGGCGCCTTCCACAGCTCGAAACGCTATGCCCGCGGCGACGTGGTGAGCGCCTTCCAGGGCGACGCGGCGGGCCTGTGGCTGAGCCTCAGGCCCGACAACCAGGCGCCGCTCCACGATGGCGCGGCCTGGCAGAGGATGATCTGATGCCGCTCGACCCGGCCATCCTCAAGGCGCGCCTCGGCATTGCCGACACCGACACCAGCCAGGATCCGGTGATTGCCGCGGTCGCCGTCCAGGCGCAGGCGCTGGCCGAGAATTATTGCGATCGCGCGTTCGATCTCGCCGACGAGACCGAGGAATTTCCCGACGTCGCCTCGAGCCTGCAGCTGCGCCGCTATCCTGTGAGCGAGGTCACAGGCCTGTGGCGGATGGATGGGCAACAGGGCACGCCGCTCGTCGACGATCATGGGCCCGACGTCACTTCCTTCCGGATCGATCGCGCCCGCGGCATCCTCTGGCCGGCTGGCTGGGGCTGCTGGTTGGCCGGCCCCGCCCAGCAGCTCCACGTGGAATATTCGGGCGGGTTCGATACCTGGCCGGTCGACCTCGACTGGGCCGTGACGGCGATCTTCGACCTGCTCTGGGCCGAGACGCCGGGTGGCGGGGTCGAGGCCGGCGCCGGCGGGGCGACCGCTTTTGACGCGGTCAAGCGCTTCTCGGTGGTCGGCGCCTATTCGGTCGAATTGGGCTCGAGCGGCGACGCCTCGGGCGGCGGGGGCGGCGACAACACATGGGGGCTGCTGCCGCCGTCGATCACCAGCGTGCTCGACTATTACCGCCGCGCCACCCGGATCGGGATCGGGTGATGCGCTTCCCGAGCCAGGTCCAGATCCGCCAGTGGGGCCGCGAGCTCTATGCGCAGCTGGACACCCTCGGCGAGCCGGTGACGATCATGGTCGCCGCCCCCGGAAACGTGTCATTCGACGAATATGACGCGATCGCGCTGGTCGCCGCCTATCGCCGCGAGGAGCTTATCCCCGGCGGCCCGATCGAGCAGGGCGATCTGCGCGCGCTGTTCAATGCGGCCAGCTTCCCGACCCTGCCGCGCCGGCTCGAGCGGTGCGACCGGCTGCTCTGGCGCGGC